TCTTCTTTGTCTTTCGGCCATGATTGAACCAACAGATCAGATAGATTACCCGATGTAAGGAACTGTCGACCAAGGGTTCTGGATTGGGACGTAAGAGTCCTGTCCATCTTATCCAATTTGTCAATATTGGAATCAATATTGGTCGTATCCTTTAGATACGTTGATTCTGCATATAGTCTGAAAGCATTAGCAACAGCAGGAGAAGCTTCCCGGAGCTTCTCCTCAAAGCGATTTACTGTCGTCCTTAGGCGTTTCGGGATCTTCTTAGGTTCCTTCGGTGGAACGGCTTTAGGCGGTGCAGTCTTAGGAATTGACTTTTTAGTTTCCGGAATTGGAGGCGGAGCTTTTGGTGCAGGCTCCTTCTTAGGTCCGGGACGCGGAACTTTCAGTTTCGGTGCTTCTTTGGGAGCCTCAGGAGACCGTTGAGTCTTAGGAGGATCATCAGCAGCAACCTGTCGGAACATAATCAATAGTGCGATATCCGCCAAAGATGAACTCTTATAGTTCAAGGACAGATCCGGATCCATATTATTAATGTCAGGATCGTCAACTGTCATGCGATCTCGGCGATTATCATGTTTAGGACCTCGACGTTCAGCAGGTTTACGACTCGGAGCAGGCTCTTTGTTAATTAGCCTCTCAACCTGCCGTTCTTCTTTCTCGGTCGGAGTCAGGTCGCTGGCCATGGAGGTATATCCATTCCAGGCCACTTAAGGGCTAAGGTGCCTCTTCTTTTCCGAATCGGTCGCCAGCTTTTTTGGTTGGCTTGAGACCAAGGTTCTTCATGAGCTTCTCTCCGACATCCGTGGATTCGTAGAAATCCTCTCCAGCGGCGGAAAGAACCGCTCGAGAAAGCTCATTCATATTCGCATCCTTCAATGTCCAAGCATCCTTCAAGAGTTGAGCATGGGCATCTTCAACGTCAATATTGAGAAGTTCATAGATGTGCGCAATGGGCATTGAGCCCTTCTGGTACAAATTGAACATGAAATCTTGGAGCTCGGTATTATCGCGCAACGCAAGACGCGTAAATTGAAGTTTTGGGTAGAGAAGAACACGATTCCCGTATTCGTCATCTTCCCAGAAACCCTTCTTTTCTGCGATAGGTGCAAAGAGCTGCTGCTCTACAAATTCTGCGATGGTCTCCCGATAGAGGAGATACATCGTATTCATAACGTCTAGATGAATGCGTTCACCTGAATAGGTACTCTCACCCGTAAGCATGGACTCAGTGATACGGAGTCCAATGAACAACAGTTTGTTGGTAATTTCGTATTCGGTGCTCAGGTCAAGGAGACGGTCGCGAGAACCGATCTCGTCCCAATGGACTTCAAAGTTCGTAACAATAGTGAAATCGGGATCAATGAGAGCCTGATCGATTTGATCACGCAGATCTTGAGTGTCGGGCTCCGACATCTTCTCAGCCCACACGACACGTTTCGGAGTCATCGCGCGAGACGCGATGGAAGTCTGAGCTTGACGAAGCTTGTCTTGATAAAGCAGCGTGCGCAGGCATCGCTCCAGAATTGAAATGCCTCTCTCGTCGTATGGGCTCTTTTTATGAGCCAAGTGATAACAGAAGGACGAACAAAGATAGTTGTCGTACGGGCTAGTGTTGAGAGGAATTGGTTGACCACTTAGGAGATTCTCTCGAATTTGCTCGGGAATGTCCTCAGCAATACGTGTTGATTCCTCGTCGTGTTGTTCTTGCGATTTGAGAACAACGAGCCGATCCTTTTCACTTGGAATCAGCTCCATCTTGGTTCGATTAGTATACTGGAAAACCTCGAGTTTAATTTGCTCGGGAGGAAGAATTTGAAGGCGTTGCCAGCCTTTATACTTTTCTTGGACAAATGAATGGATGGCCTTAGCGCGTTCGCTTTCAGGCTTGAGCTTCTTGCGTTGCTCAACCTTCTTAACCGTTCGACCCTGATAATCAACTTCACCCACGACCTCCTCCTGGATGTCGAGGGTGATGCTTTCTGGGATTTCATTACCTACGTCATGGTCTTCACAGAAAACAAAGACGTTCCCATGAAGCCAGTATTCATGAGTAGCATCGTAGAGAGTCTGAAAAAGCCGGATCCTCCTGCACATAGCTTCATAGAAGTGCAGGATCTGTTTGTTTCGTTTAATGTCCTTGCCTTTTGGCAAGGACAACCGAATTTTCGACATCGGCACGTCAGTATGAAAATCAATCGACGCACCAACGATCGGATGGGAGACATACCAAAATCGAAAGAGCTCGCGCTTCTCACGCTCAGATTGAGGGAGCTCGAGGAAGTCGGTAGATAATTGGGGGCTGTAAAATGCCGAATCGGCATTTTGAATAGAACCACCACCAGCGTTCCCGAAGTTGCCACCAAAAGCAGCTACACGAACGGATTGAGCAGCTTCACGCCGCGCTTGGCGTTCTAATTTAGTCAATCGGTTCTTCGGAGTCCCGACACTTTCCGATGGCGTGATGGGCAGGACTCTCCCCTGATTTGTAGGAGGCGGCTGTACCCCAGTCCTTTTCTTAGTCATCTGACACCATCAGCGACCAAAAGGCGCATCATCGAAATCCTGGCTCCGGCAAAGTTATTGTTTGATCAACGTCTTCACGCGTAATCGAAGCCACCATCCGGATAGTTCTAGTAACTAGTGCAAGTTTTTGAGCGGCCACTCCAACCGTTTGAAGGACTCTCCCCATGCGCAGACGTTGGCTAAGACGCAGGTCCTTGGTAGCCCAGAGAGAAGTCATCTTCTTTTCCAAAACTACCGAGGCCGCCAGAACACCATTCAGTTCCAAAACAATTCCGTCAATCTTCTTGCAGCAGGCTTCAACACCATCAAATATTTTCCCAATTTCCTTCCGAGCTTCTTCATATTCAAAGTCCCGAAGGGACTTCGACGGGTCCCCAAATGGCTGCTGAAGGGGATTTGAAGACTTCTTTCCCTTAACCGAAAGCGGTTGATTAGATTGCGATAAAATTGACCCGGGAGAGGAGGCCACACGCAACCTTACTAATTTTGAGGTACTCTTGAAACTAGTCGATGGGCTACTGCTACAAGCTTCTTAGCATTCATGAAATCGTCAATGGAGTCTTCCAAGTGCTTAACGCACTTCATATCTCCATCCATGAGACGTTCCCAAGAGCCACCGCGACGATAGAAGCTAGATAGAACATGGAGGAAATCTTTCTCCTCCAATTTGGAGTCTGATCCCCAAGTATGATCAAGAATTTGCCGTACAATTTTATAGGCAGCAGTATCCTTTACTCCAATGTCTCCCATCACTAAAGCAACAAAATAACAGGCTATCTCCGTCTCATACCCGCAGGAACAGTTCGATTCCTATCAGGAGACCCGTGAAGACGGGCTCTCTGTCGATAGAATTGTCGATAACCGATGGGCCGAACGGGAGATGGAGTGGAAAGTTGGTGGACGCTTGATTCCATCGCTCCAGGGTGTTCCTGAAGGTATTCCGTAGCAAGAAGCAAACTCCGCACAAAAGAATCCGACATATCGTCGTGCTTTCCAGCGACTTTCGGAGCTTCAACAATCTGAATGTTTTTTCCACCAGAAGTAGATTGAAGCTCGAGCAATTCAGAAATGAGTGGCGAGTGTAGCTTGGTCGCCATATCGGAAGTGATAGTTGTCGGAACTGGATAGTCATAAATTGCCAGCTTGTGACTCAACATCAACATTTTGGCGGTGTGGTAAGCATTGGAAGAATCCCCTGTGGAAAACTTTCTAGCCTCAAATTGTGTCAGTCCGCGTTTGTGAAGCTCCATCTCAAAAATTGGACCTGCATGCTGGTCAAGTAAACCTTTCAGAATATAGAACCGTGTAGCTAGAATCTTGAACCACTCGGCAATTTCCATCATGTCAAGTCGAGGCACGTCCTCAAGTTTCAAAGCATAATTGACTAGGGGTGCTTCTAAATGAGGATTGGACTCTCGCCATTTCTTCTTGGCATACCAAACCTCATGGTATGCCACTTCCAATTTCCCATTATGAAAATGACTCAAAGTGATAGCAGTGCCGTCGTTAACTGTAGCGAAGTCCACTCCGGCCCAGAAAGGTTCTCGAGAACTACCCTTTGTTAAAGGCCGCAGCGATGGAACAACGCAGTCCAAAAGATCTTGATGATCTTCAATCCAACCGCGAACACGGTCAGAGAATTCGGCTCCGTGCTCCGTAGCGAATGATTTTGGATCCTTGTGATACTCGGTCTCATAGTAAGAATGATCGAGCGTGGGGTTTACTTCCCATGTCGGAGCTTGAATCATCAACATATTTGATGATTCTTTGCCCTTAGTCAAAGACAATTGATATAGACGATAGAAGAAACCTTCTCGAGCATCAGGAGACGAAATCGAAATAATACGACCTTCTGAGGGTCCAAGAGTCCGACGACGATTCTTCGGATCTTTAGGAGAAAATTGAGAAATAGACGGGAAAATGGCTTTGTAAACACGTTCGGCAGAGGATTTACCGTCGTCAACAAAGAATGCTAATTCGTCGAGAATCGCGCACATAATACCGCGACCACGAAGACCCTTAGCAATAGAGCTCTTGAACGTCGCAGTCAGTGTAGCTTTACCGCCATCACCGAATTTTTTCTTATCATTCTCCGTTTGAAATCGAAGAAATGTTTGAGTGTGCCCAGCAATGGAAGATTTGAAATAGTCAACTTGTTCGACATACCCGCTCATGTCACCGTAAACGATCGAAGC